TTTTGTTGCTCTCAGAAATAATAATTTTTATCATCTTAATCTGTCTCCCGTTTTTTATATATATTTTACAGATATTAGAAATTAATATTTAATTATCTATATTCTTATTTTTAACGCCTCTGAGAGATATCTGAGCAATCTTTGCTTTGCTATTAAAGCTTAAGAAAGGTATTTTACCTGATGCTGCAGCTGCTAACAAAGATACATGTCCTTTATCTTCATCACACATTGTAAAAATAACATTACCTTCAGTATATTCTGTATAGTATATCAAACCATTTTCTGATATAGAATAGTTTAAGTTTTTAAATGTTTTATTATGAATATTAGCATTGACTTCAGATATTTCTGTAAATACTGGAGGTATTGTTATTATATAGACAGAATCTTTTTCACTAATGCTTTCAGCACCTATAACTACATCTTTGCTATCTTTAATTAAAAAATGAAATAGCTGTGACTTTTTAAATCTATTTAAATCTATAGCAGCTATACCTTTTGTCATTTTTTCTGTATTAAAAGGTTCTATCTTCAAACTTATTCCAGGAATTATCTTTGGATATAACTTGACTATATTAGGTACATCATTTAAATACCCTAAAGGTTTTGATTCTAGTGTATGAATATTATTTTTTGCTGCTTCTAATTTAGTAATATTCTTATTTAGAAACTCAACTATTTTTTTATGATATACGTTTTTAAATTTATTAAAACTTACTTTATTTGTATTGTTAATATCTATATCTTTTTTATTTTCTGATAAATAAAGTTTGTTTTCAAAAATATTATCAATTTCTTTTGTTGATATATTATAAAGAATATCTGAAAGTTTCATATTTAACTCTTTTTATTTCTAACTATTATATTGAGTTACTTTTATTCCAGAAGCTTCTAATATTCTTATGCCTGTATCATCTCTATACTTTGTTTTATAAACAACACTTTTTATCTTACTATTAACAATTGCCTTTGCACAATATTCACAAGGGCTTAAAGTTAAATACATTATCTTTTCTTTAGGGTTATTATAATCAAGCTTTAACAAAGTATTTATTTCAGCATGTATTAATCCGCTCTCACCAGGAACTGTAGATTGAGGTGCGTTTGACATTCCTGCAGCATTACCATTATACCCTAAAGCAAGCACCTGAGTGTTATCTGACGTCACTATCAATGATCCTACTTTCCACTCTGGATGATGACTTCTTTTAGCAATCGTCTCTGCTACTGTCATCCAAATTTCATCCCAATCAGGTCTGTTTATATTTTCCATATTTTTTTCCTACGCAAGCTTTAAAATTATTTTCATAATATAAGTAATATTTATATTGTACAATGAAAGGTATAAAAATGAGAATTTCTGAAAGACAACTTAAAGCTATCATTAAAGATGTTATTGCTGAATCTTATCGTGAAGATATGCCAGCAGGAATGGATCAACATGAAGATCACATTCTATCAAGAGAAGATCACATGTCTCCCGACATGTGTGATGATGCATGCTCAATCCAAGATATCTGTGATGCAGAGCTTAGAGACTACTGCATTGCTTGCTGGTGTGCAAGACATAACTGCGGAAGACAAGAATTTGATGACGCATGTTCTAGAGGAAGAAGATAATCATTTGTTAAAAGCTGAATAATGCTTCCAACATCTTGGTTCGTACATACCCTCAGCACCAACTTTTTCTTCAGCTGATGCATTATTAATATCAAATAGTGCTTCTGTAAAATATGCATCTTGATCGCACTTTGAACATACAGCTGAACAAATCTCTATTTTTGTTGCCCAAGGCATCATGTCTCTAATAGACTCAAAAGGCTTCTCGCCTGCGTCTAGCTGAATAGATGAAACTATTATTGTTATACCACTGTGATATAATCCAATTAAAGCATCAGCTATTCCAGATATCATAAATGCTTCATCTACTGCTACAACATCTATCTTTTCATAAGAATCTAACTCTTTATATAAAGATAAAAGCTCTTCGCTTGTATTTACACAGTATGCATATGTTGAACCACCATTATGAGAACATATTTTATTTCGATCATATCTAATATCTTTTTTAGCTTTAAATGATATTACATTCTTTCCTTTTCTTGAAAATCTATCAATATCACCTAACAATCTCGTAGTTTTAGAACCAAACATAGGTCCTGTATAAATTATAAACTGAGGGTTCATCTATTCTCCTAAGGTACAATATGTGCTGATCTTATGTTTAACTTCATTCGAATTTCTTTATCTTCTAAATTTAACTCTTCAATAGTCTGGCATGCTAATATTTTTAAAAACTCATAGTCAGCCCATAAAGTTCTTACAACATTAGAAGACCTCATTACTACATTAAAGTCAACTATATTATTTCTAAACAACAAATGAATCATAGAAATACAACTGTCATCTGTATAAATAAATCTTCTACTGTCATGTTTTTGTGGCTTATTATGTTCGTTTAAACCCATGAATTCTTTTGAAATCTTAGTAAGAAATGAATTTGTAATTTTTTTATAATATTCTTCTTCTTCTTCAAAATATAAAGCTGTAACGTATAGATCATTTTTATCAATATAAGTCGTACAACTTACATCAATCAACTCATTCTTTTTACTTTCAACAACTAAGTTCTTTATAAGGTTTGATCCTTTTTCTTTGTTAAGATAATCTAGTCTAGATAAAACTTTTCCAACGCTTTCCATCTTATTAGTTGCATCTATTATCATAAAATTACAAAAATTATTTGAAAATATTTTTCTTGCCTTAGAATTAAATGCATCCCAAACTTCTACAATTGTATTTTCATCCTGAATATTGTCGCCTCTTTTTTTAATTCTTCTAACAACTTCTTCTTTAGGCGGTAATAATAAAACATATAAAGTATCTAGTCTTTTAATATCTTCTATAAGCTTGTCATACCAAAAGTCTTTATCTCTATTGTACATAGATGCAAAAACATACATAGAAAAACAACTTCTATCTTGTATGTTGTATCTATAATTTGTTTCTTTATGTATGTTATTAAACAATGTAGTCTTACCACTACAATCAGGTCCTTCAAGGCATATATTTGTAAATCTCATTAAATTCCTTTTTATATTATTATAATTAATAATATTTATATTTACACATATTAAAATTACTGAGGCGCATAAATGAGTAAACTAAATAGAAAAGAATTTAAAGATCTATTAATTGAGTGGAATCATTCACTAAATAATGATTTACTATTAGAGATAAGTAGAAATGAAGTCATAGATATTATAGGTCAAGATGATTATAATACTCTAGTCAAATTAAATAGAAAAGCTTCTCAAGATCAAAACTTTCTTCAAATCATCATCAATACATATAACTCAAATCAAAACCACACTATAGAAGATATTCTAGGTTTATACCAAAATTATACAAGATTCATAGCATCTAAATGGAATCAAGGTGACACTGCTGATATAGATGTTCCTGGCGGATTAAGAGCTAGCTTAACACCTGACTCAACAACTTATGACGACATGCTAAAATTTATTGATGCAGCTTCTTCAATGATTCTAAAATCTAAAGCATATATTAATTGTTTAAAACAAGGACCAGTTAATACTGACTTTGAAGTGATAATTAACGACTCAGATTGGATCATATGTTACCCTAAAACTATAAAAGGTTCTATTAGTCTAGCACGTTCATTCTGGAATGGGAGTGAATTAGAATATGACAAGAGTGTTAGTGGTGGAGAGGGTAGAATGATCGGTAAAATGAATTGGTGTACAAGTATAGTTTCAGGCGGAAATATGTTTTTGAATTATCATAGAAAAATGAATTTGCACATATATTATTGTATAAAGAAAAATATGAGTGTAAGTGATCCTGATAGGAAGTTATGTATTAGTTTTTCTAAGAAATATAATAAAGTTAAATTTAATGAAGGTCATTCTTCTGTAGATGGAAATAATAAAATTACTAGCGAAAAAGAATTTAGAAGCTATATTGGAGATAAATTTGATGTTTTATTTAGAGATGCAGAGAATCCTGAAAGACTTGAGATAGACGAGAAAGCTTATTATGAGTCGATAAGTTTAGAGCAATATAAAACATTAAGAGCTGCTAATGAAGATAATTTAGAAGATTTTTTCAGGGAGTTAGAAGGAATATTAACTTATTCTAGAGATAGAATAAAAATATTTAAATTATCTCTTGCACAAGATGGATCTAATGAATCTTTTAAACGTTTAGTAGTTAAGCGTAAAGATTTATTACAAGCCGACCCTACAGGTGAAATAATTAAACAACTAGCTACAGATGAAGATATTAATGTTAGAGTTGCAGTAGCTCGGCGTGAAGACTTATTAGAAGCTGATCCTACAGGTAAAATAATTAAACAGCTAGCTCAAGATAAAAATAAATGGGTTAGAGAGAAAATAGCTTATCATAAAGATTTATTAGAAGCTGATCCTACAGGTGAAATAATTAAACAGCTAGCTCAAGATGAAGATGGTGATGTTAGAGTTGCAGTAGCTCGGCGTGAAGACTTATTAGAAGCCGACCCTTCAGGAAATTTAATCAAACAACTAGTTACAGACAAAGATAAATGGGTTAGACAACAAATTGACCCTACAGGTGAATTAATCAAACAACTAGCTCAAGATGAAAACGAATATATTAGAGCAGAAATAGCTAAAAGATATGATTTGTCAAAACTATCAAGCAGTACAAATGAGTCTCTATTAAGAAGCTATATTAAATACTTATTATAAACATACATTAAAAGGAAATAGAATGATAATCTCAGAAAAGCATTTAAGAAAAGTAATTAGAGAAATAATAATTGAAAGTGATGAAGATAATCAATCTCAAACTTCATTTGAAAAAGTATTAAATCAAGTTATAAATAAAGGTCAAAGTGAAGAGGAGAAAAAAAGAAATCAATTAACTTATCTTTCAAGAGAAAATGAAACTGGTATTACAAAAGTAGAAGAAAATATACCAGACCACAGTCTTCAAAGTTTAATAGACAGAGATCGTAAGAACACACAAACACAAATCAATCGAAAGCGCTGATTTTTCTAACTTTTCCAGAGTTTGTTGACATTCCCCATCCACCATCGTTCTTAACTTCAGACATCCAAGTCGTATATTCTATATCGTCGTCTATATTTCCCCAAACTCTTAACCAACCACTTCGATTATCAGAGTCAACACACTTCCAACGCATAAAAGGCTTACCTGTCTTTGTTGTCTTTCTTATAACTTCAGTCACTGTAAACCAACCAATTCCTTTATTACCACTCTCTATATCAAATACAGAGTTAACTGACTTATCTTTTAGTCTTTGCAATAACTCAGGCGGAAATAACAAATCATCAGAAGCATCATTCGATAAATCAAAATAGTTTCTAATCTTCTCAGATCTACTCCAATCTTCTAAATCTTTGTATTCATCAACTAACCTATCAACAATTCTTACAGGCTCTTCACCATTTTTTATAAGTCGCTTATAAGCAGTTTTTGTTATTCCCCACTCTCCTCTTTTAAGATCATTATAATTTTCAATAATCATATCATGAAGCTGCTTATGATGATTCAGTTTGTTATTTTTAAACTCATCTAATGATTTAAATGATTCCATCTTAGAAAGTGAAACGAACGCTGTTTTATTTAACTTTGAATGTTTCCATTTGCCTTCTTCATCATAAAACAAATCTTGCAAGTCTTTATAAGGCCTATTGTTAAATACTTCTTCTACAGCCTTATCTCCAACGCCTTTTAATGAAGTCAAAGGTGGAACAAATGCAGATAATTCTTCAGAGTATTCCCATTCTGTTCCTGAGTGATTGATGTCTACTGCAGCAATTTCATATCCAAATGATTTAATCTCTGATATTGTTTTTGACATACCTTTAGGATTGCCATTTTCAGACTGTAATATTGCTGCTAACCATTCTGTTTCGTAATGAGTATGCAACCAAGCTGCGTAATAAGACCCAATAGCATAAGCAATTGCATGGCTTTTATTAAAGCCGTAAACAGCGAAGTTTTCTATTTCTTGCCATAACTTAGATGATATATGTTCAGGTACTTCATTTAACTCTTTTGCGCCTTTAATAAACTTTTCTCTAGCAATTGCTTTTTCAGATCCTTTAGAATGTAATGTATCTAATGACTTTTTAACAAGAGTCTTTCTAAGCTTATCAGCTTCACCAGGATTAAATCCACTAAGCTCTTGTGCAAGCAACATAAACTGCTCTTGAAATACAACATAATTGTATGTAGGTCCTAGTATTTTTTCAATAATAGGGTGGTCATATTTAATGTCAGATACATTTCTTTTTGCTTTGACATATTTCTTATGGACATTTGCCTTAAGTGGTCCTGGACGATAAATAGCAGTTAACGCAGCCAACTCTTCAATAGAATCTGGTTCAGCTTCAATAGCAAAGTTTCTAGCACCTGGAGCTGTAAATTGGAATATACCACAAAACCTACCGTTTTTATATACATGTTCCCATACTTTAGCATCGTCTTGCTTTACAAATCTACAGTTTAAATGTTTATCAAAAAAATCTTTTGCATCTAAAAATGATGGGTTTTTGTTTCCTCTTTTTTTAAGAATACGATAAATACAATTTTCTACATCTTTAAGAAGAGTTAGTCCTAAGAAATCAAATTTAAGAAATCCATTATCTTCAAGATTTCTAAAGTTCATACCTTCAGTCCAAGGAGTTTGCAATTCACCTCTAACACCTACAATAGGCATAGACTGTTCAAGCTTATCTGCATCAGCTATTATCACGCCACCTGCATGTCTACCAATAGCTCTGTTTTGCATAAATAGAGTTTCAACATGTTCAGCTACTTCTGGATACTTTGTCATAAATTCATTGTACTCGAGAGAGTACTTCATACAATCTTCATGTTTAAGAACAAATACAGACTTTTCTTGATTTTTATCCATAGCAAGCTGCATAACTTGTTCTTGTAACGGACCAGTTACTTTATTTACTTCATCATAAGGTATATCATAAAACTTTGCAATATCCTTGACCAGAGACTTTAGTTTAAGAGTATTAAAGTTAGAAACAGGAATAACAGCATCATTGCCATATAACTCTCTAGCTGCATTTATTAATTCATCACGATCACCTGCATCAGTATCAATATCAGGCCAAGAAGTTCTATGTCTACCTAAGAATCTAGCCCAAAGAAGATTATAAGGTATTGGATCAATTTGTGTAATACCTAATAAGTAATTAACTAAACTACCTGCACCTGATCCACGTCCTGCTCCAAACAAAGTCTTTGTTTCAGCTTTTTTAAAAATTTCATACATTGTAATAAAATAAGCAGCATGTCCTAAGTATTTAATATCAGACAACTCATACTTTGCTCTTTCAATATACACTTTGTTATCATGAAGTCCTTCTTTAACTAAAGCATTTTTAACAAGATCGCACAGGTGCTGAAATGGTGTTTTGTTTGGAATTGATATTGTTGGCAATTTTGCTCTAACATCGATCCACGTATCTTCAAAGTTTTCCCAAGTAATATCATGTGTTCTTTCAATTGATTCTTTAACTAGCTCTTCATTTCCTTTGTAAAAATCGTATAAAGGATATGAATCTAAAAATTCATCCCACATTTGTTGAGCGTTTTTTGGATATAACTCGCATTTTAAATCTTCAAACTCAGGCAAAGTCATTCCGTCTCTTTTACCTAACCAGCCAAGCTTTTTATATAATTCTCTTGCTTGCCACTTATCATTTGTTGGATAATGAGAGTCTGCTGTAGATATAAGAGGTATACCTGTTAATTTGTGGTGTTCAATAAGAAAATCATTTACCATGTGCTGTTTTGGAAGTTTATTAAACTGAAGCTCAAGTTTAAAGTTTTCCAAACCAACAGCGTCAACAAATTGATCAGTCAGATTTTGCAAATCATTTTGTATTTCTTTTCTACTTTTATTTATTACATTTCCTCTTAAAATTCTGTTACTATAAATACCACCTAAACATGCTGTTGATACATGTAACCCTTCACCATGCTCTTTTAACATTTTAAAGTCAATTCTAGGATATCTATAAAATCCGTATTTATAAGACTTTTTTACTAATGTAAATAGATTGTTAAGACCTTTTCTATTTCTTGCTGTGACAACTAAATGGTATCTTCTTTTCCACTCGTCTTTTAATATGTCTATCTTTTTTGTTTCATCCTCGTCTTCTATAACTAGTCCACCACTTTCATCATCAGCACTAATATCAACTTTTTCTTTTGCCTTCTTTTCAGCAGCTGCTGCTGTTTTTGCATCTTTGACAGCTTGACGATGTGCTGCATATTCATCAGACCATTGTTGCAAAGAAGGTACAAAATAGAATTCAACACCATAGACTTGTCTAAACTTTTGACCATTCTTTTGCATTTTAACTGCATGAGAATGCGCATGAGCAAGACCGTTTCCATTTCCATGATCAGTAAGCGCCCAAGCATCCATTCCTTGTGATTCAGAAAGCACGAAGTTAATGTGATCTGCTGGATAACCTAATCCATCAAAAGTGCTAAAAGTTGAATGTGAATGAAGAGATACAAATCTATTTGGAGGTGTTATTAATTCAATAGACAAATTATATACCTTTCTTGTTTTTATTTATTATAATTAATTAATATTTAATTTACACGTATAAAAACTACTAAGGATCATTAATGAGCAAGCTTAATAGAAGAGAATTTAAAGAGTTGTTAACTGAATGGAAGCAAAATTTTATTAGTGAAGCTAATAGAGTTATTATGTCTGATCCTGAAGATTTTAAAGGCATATATGCCCATAAAGGTACGCAAGCTTCACGTGTTCAAAGTAGTCTTATGACTAAAGAAATAGAAGATATGACAAATTTAAGTGTAGAAGATACATTAAAAAAGCTAATAAACATTGCAGATGAAAATGTATTTATTCACTTTCTAACTAAACCAGACAAATTAGTTAAAAGCAAAATTACTAGTGACAAAATAAAAACACTTTCAGTAAACCCTGGAGTTAACTGGGGTGATCAACAAGGAATATTTAGTTACAAGCTTAATAAGCAAGGATTAGTTAATTTAATAGAGAAAGGTAAGCCTGCAAGTGGAGGTTATGGAGCTGCAGCTAATTATTTTCAAGTATTTAAAATTGATGATGCAAGAACTGTAAAGGCATTTGAAAAAGATGAACATGTAAATGTCACCTTACCAATTTTACTTTATCCAATTACAGATAGAAATTTGCAAAGTAAACTAGAAAGTCTAATAAAAGAATCTTTTAACTTAATATCAAGAAAAAATGAAAAGAGTCCTGACTTAAAATTTTCTAGATCAACAGAAATAATAGTATTTTTATACTTAAGTGCTCTAGAATCTAAAGATTTTAACAGCTTTATTCCAAGAATAAAAAATAAAATAGAAATTGCTGCAAAAAAGAAATTAATTAAATATTACGGTGACTTATCATCATCAAGGGCTATTTATTATTTAAAAAATAAAGAAACTAAATTCTTTATAATGCTTGCACTTTATGTAAGTTTGATTTCTGATGTAATAGCCTCTATAAATAAAACCACTGCAGCTCAATATGGCAGTTTACTTTGGCATTTATTAGGTGTAGAAAACATAGATGACCAAGGAGTTGGTTTAATTCATTCAAATGAAATGGCGCAAGCAGTATCTTTTGATTTTTCAGGTGAATCATTAAAGCCTATCGGTACATTTAAAAATTATTTCAAAGATCGACCAATTGGTCAATACTATAATATGTTTATTGATATTATTAATGACGAAGATGTAAACTGGGATTTTGACATAGTTACTAAAGATTTTAATGAAATATCTGACCCTAAAGAATGGGATTTAAAATATTTAAAAAAAATGTTAAAAGTAAATAACCCAAATAAAGTGTATCAAGATAAAGATCTTTGGTATTACTGGAATGACACAATGGAAGGTGTATTATGGGCTTTTTCTGAGCATGAAGATAAAGATACTGGACTTTTATTGTTAAAATATGTAATAGATAATTACCCAATTCTTAAAGATACTGCAACTCGTTACTATGAAGAACTTAAAGAAAATGATAGAGAAGCTGATTATTGGAAGGATAAAGAAGACTTATATTATAAGAGTTAAAAAGATTACATAATATAGTTAATACTTAATTTATAAATATTAAAATTAATCAGGATTATAAATGAGCAAGTTAAATAGAAAACAGTTTAAAGATCTATTGCTTGAATGGAAACAAAACTTTATTAATGAAAGAGTTTCACAAAGTTTAAGTAGTCATATTAAATCAAAGCATGACTTTGTAGTAGTACAGATAGAAGAGAAAAATCCTAACTTTTTGAAAAAACTTGTTGAAGCTGAAATTAGCTATTCTATACTTGGTCAAGTTGTTAAACTTTTAGTATGTAATAAAGAAGAAAAACTTGAAGAAGTATTAAGAAGTTTTGAAAAAGATAACGAAAACAAAGCACTTCTAGAATTATATTATAATCAAAGTTATCCTATTTTAGTAGCTTCTGGTACATCTGGTGATTTATTTAGTGAAGAAAATGTTAATTCAAAAGAAGAATGTTTAGACTGGTGCATTCATGATTTATATCACACAATTTTTGACCGTGGTTATAGAGGTCAATCTGAGTTTTTAGACGTTGATTATAAAGCAGAAGAGCTTATAAAAAAGTATAAAGACGAATTATTTACAGATCTAAATTATGATTTTGAAGAATTTGCTATGGATAATCTAATGGATTATGATGAAGAATATTCAAAGTATTTAATAAGTTATCATAAACAAAATAATAAAGAAGATGAGGAACTTAGAAAAGTAAAAGACATTGTAAAAAGTAAAGAGCCTAAAAAAGTAATAGCTGAAATTGTTGATTATTTTCAAAGAATAAACTTTACCTACGGTATTGAATCTGATGACTTGATCGCTAGTATTTTCTCTTATTGCTTAATCAAAATGCCTGATCCTGATGATATTCAAGGTTTAAAAGAACTATTTAGAACATCTAATCTTTCTGATGAAGCTAAGATTTATTTGCTAGTTTCTAATGATATATCTAAAAGAAACTTTAAAAATATTGTCTTACCAGAATTTAAAGATAAAGTTCTATTTATTGACTTAAGCATTAGTAACTGAATATTTAAACTAAATAAAGGATTAAATTATAAAATGAGTATGCTCAACAGAAAAGAATTTAAAACATTATTATCTGAGTGGTCTCAAAGTTTTAATAACAAACTGCTTTTAGAGATTAAGATCTCTGAGTTAGAGTCTGTAATTGGTACAGACAACTTAAACAAATTAGCAAAGTCAAAAGCTTTCAAAGATCAGCTTTTTTTACAAGTTGTTAAGAACACTTTTATAAACAAAGAAGGGCATGAAATAGAAGATATTTTAGGAATATATGATGATTATAGCCTACATATTAAAAAAGACTGGACAAAAAATAAAATAGCAAAAATAGACATACCCGGAGGATTAAGAACTGAAATTTTTCCTAAAACTTCAAGTTATGATACTATCAGCGAATTTATATCTGCAAAAAAAGAATTTAATTTAAGTTCAAAGTCTTATATTGAATGCTTAGAAAATAGTAGTTTCAATACAGGATCTACAAACAAAGATTTTGATGTAGTAGTAAATAGTTCAGAATGGATAATTTGCTATCCAAAATCTCCTGCTGGTTCAATAGCACTGTCAAGATCTTATTATGATAATTTAGAAGATAGACTAATATATGACAAAACATCTTCAGGTAGAAATAAAGGTGAAGAAATAGGCATGATAAGATGGTGCACTTCTAATTTTGGAGGTGGAAATATGTTTTTAAATTATTATAGACATAAAAATCTTCACATGTATTACTGTATTAAAAAATCATTTATCAAAGAAGATCCAAACAAAAAGATCTGTATAAGTTTAGAAAAACAAAATAACAAAATAAACTTTAGTGAGGGTTCAGCATCTGTAGATTCTTTAAATAATAGACTTAGCGAGCAAGACTGCAAAGAGATAATTGGAAGTCTATATAGCTTATGTATAAAAGATGCATCTGATATCAAAAGAAAAGAAGTAGACTACAAGTCGTATTACGAGTCTATAAACTTAACACAATATAGAAATCAAAGAGTAGCAGCTGACGATAATCTGATTGACTTTATTAAAGAATTTAAAGGTATTATACAACATTCTAGAGACAAAGATCTTATTCATAAAGAAGCAATTTCAGATGTTTCTCCAATAATTAGAAAAGCTTTGATTAGTTCAAACAATGCTTTGAGTAGAGATACAATTCAATATTTAATAGATACAGATGATGACTATGAAGTTAGATATAGAATAGCTTTAATGTCTAATTGTCCTATAGAATTTACATTAAGCCTATTTAAAAACGAAGAATTTAGATCACACGAATTATTTGATGAAGAAATCTTATTGAATCTTGCAATTTCAATACTTAAAATTGAAAATATTAATTTACTTGACAATAATACAAAAGAAGAAATTAAAGACATATTAAAAGAAGGTATTGAAGAAGAGACTTTATATGACATCTTTGAGCTAATAGAAGAAATACATCGTAACAAAGAGCCTAGTAAAAATATATGGAATTTTTTATTTGACGAGGTTATTGATTTATCAGAACAACATATATCTTATGCTGATATTTCTATGTTGTTGCGATTTGAAAATATTGATGATAATTCATTAGAAGAAGCTTTTAATTCTTTTTCATCAAACCTAGAAGACTTAAGTGCTTTTCCTTTAGTTTTAAGTCATGAAAAATTTCCAGATTATCTCTATGAAAAAGTATTTAATATGTGTTTAGAATATTCTAATAGTCAAAATAACTTTTTAGATAAAAGTGTTATGTTTGTCTTAGGAGGTATTGACTTGATACCTATTCTTACAAGAATTGCTAATTCTAAAAAGACACCAACAAATGTTCTTATAAAAATGTCAAAAATAAAAAATAAAAGCTTTAAAGATATTGTAAATTCTGCTAAAGATAACTATAAAAAAAGATTCCCTAGAGAACAATTAGTCACAAATCAAGACGTATTAGAAGTGCAAAGTGAATCAATTATTAAAAAGTATATTAGATCTTTTTTAATCGAAAGTTAAAAAATCTTACTACATCATTATTAACTAATACTTTGTATGACTCTAAGTTTTTTAAAATCTCTTTGTTTGTATTTTCTATTTTAGACATTTTAACTTTTGAAACAACAATACCTATTTCTTGTATTCCGGTTTCCATGTCAATAAATACTAAATCACCTATAATCATTTTATTAACTAGCTTATATAGAATATACCAATAAGTTTGTATTACAAAATTGATCTGTTGCTGTAGATCCGTCCCAATTAGTTAGCTGATGAAAGTCTATCTGTCTTCCATTAGCATGGCTTGCAGTAGATATTCTTAATTGCCTAGCACCTGTCCAAGTTGGCAAAACATATCTATAAGTATTACAGTATCTCATCTTTTGATCAGATCCGCCAATACCCATATTTTTAGTAAACCTTGCATCTATTTCTGTCCAAGTACCTAAAACATAATGCTGTAATTCTAAACCTATAAAGCCGTTGTCATTTATTATTTCTGAGTAAAACATTATTTCATAAACTACTTTAGTTGCATTCGGATATGGACTATAAGTAATTTCAGAACCAGATAATATAACTTCAGTATTAGCGTTAGAAGAAGAAGTTTGTTGTGATGTATGTGTTGTTATAATTGCTTTTGGATTTTTTATTATTTTATCTGCTACGTAACTCATTTTTATAACTCCATTACAATCAAAGAAGGATTATAATAAACATTGTTTTGAGCTGCATTATCATAATATGTTGCACGATGTAATTGTGCTTCGTTTGAAGTAGAATATGATCTTGCTACTAGTCTAAGATAATTTGAGTCAAAATTTTCTAATATAAATATTGGGCTAACTGGAATAAAGTAATGTTCATTTTCAGTATCATCAGACGATACATTTACTTGACATCCTGGAATGTCGACAATATTTGAAGAAAAGTTATCATTGCTTTTTTGAAGCTTTACGTGTATAAAAACAGGCAAATCATTACTTACTCCTGATTCAAATTTTGTACTTAAAAAAAATGAATACTTATATACAATTTTGTTGTTTAAAAAAGTATTTTTGACTTCACATTTTGATCCAGTTAGTTCTACATAAGAAGTTGATATATATTGTGCAGAAGGATTGTTTTCTGTTTCCGTAAGAAAGAATTTTTTTAAATTATAAGTCATGACATCACCGAATATATTGAAACATGAGGGCAGCAACCAGATCCTTCACCACTAGTAGGTATTGTATTATAATTTCTTCCAAAAGTAAACTCTTCAGTATACCTATGAGCTCTTCCTGCTAGTCTTAGTTTTCTTTCACCGCTCCACGCATCTAGAACATAAGTATTTTTAATATTGTGCCATTGATAATCTGCTGAAGGTGACTCGTTTCCTTCTATTAATTGTGTACCGCTTATTGTTGTCCATGATGTCCCGCCATCAGTAGAATATTGTAGTCTAGAGCAAGAGTAAGAAGATGTATTGTCTGGATTCCAAGCTATTTGAAAATTGCACTCATATATAACTTTAGTTGCGCCTGTAACTGGTGTATAAGTAACTTCAGTACCAGGATAATATATAATCGTTGTAGTCACAGCTTGCTTTGTAAAACTAGTATCTACATTATGAACGTAGTTTTGTATTGGGCTTATTTCAGCTAAATAACTCATATTTGTTTATAACTCCTTATATATAACTATATAGAATATACCAATAAGTTCGTATTGCAAAACTTTAAATAATTAGTAGTATCTGAAGAACCGTCCCAATGACTAATTGCATGATGAGGAGATTGATAATTTGCTTGATTATGTGATATATTTAGCCTTAAATCTCTAGAACCTGTCCAAGAAGGCAATACAAATCTATAGTGAATGTACCACCTACCATCATTTGTTCCATAGTTTCCAAAATTTTTTCTATATTTATCATTAATTTCTGACCAGCTTCCTGAAACATATTGTTCTAAGTAAACAGCGTGAAATGTAGTACCTGATAATTTTTGAGTGTAATAAGATATTTCATACACGACTTTAGAAGAATTTACTTCTGGTTCGTATGTAATAGCTGATCCTAAAATTATTGTTCCTGTGTTAGCAGAGTTTGATGTTTCTTGTGCTGATGTATGAGAAGTTACTAGATACTTTGGTTTGTTTAATATAGAATTTGGAATATATGTCATTTTATACCTCAATCACAAGCAAACTAGGATTATATTTAACATTACTAGAAGTACTACCATCATAATGTTCACTTGTATGTAATTGTGATTTTGTTGTTGATGAATATGAACGAGCTACAACTCTTAAAAACTGCGAATCAAAATCTTCTACAATAAAAAAGCATGAAGAAGCTTTATAATATGCTTCTGAATCATTATATGTATCTCCTGATATTGAGAAATTCTGTCCTACAACATCAACTATATTAGAAGAAAAATTATCATTACTTTTTTGTAGCTTGATATTTAAATGAGGTTTTTTGCTATTAGGATAGTCTGTTAAGTCTACCATAGTATAAAACGTATATTTATATACTAATGTTGGATTAGGATTAACTGATTTTATCTCGCATTTAGATCCAGTTAATTCTACATACGATGTTGATATATTTTGAGTTGATGGATTACTTTCTGTTTGAGCAAGAAAGAATTTGTTTAAATTATAAGTCATGACATCACCGAATATATTGAAACATGAGGGCAAGATCCATTACCTTCGCCTGAACTGGGTATTGTATTGAAAGATCTTCCTATTTGATATTCAGAAGATGAATCATATGCTCTACCTGAAAGTCTTATTTTTCTTTCTCCTGACCATGAATCAATAATAAATACAAAAGAACACATATGCCAATCATAATCATTTATAGTACTATTTTCTCCTTCCATCATTTGTGTACCACTTATTGTTGTCCAAGTACCGTTTGTATAGCTTGTACTGTTTGTAGAATATTGTAGTCTTGTGCACGGATATGAATTTGTACCGTCAGGAGGCCAAGATAATTGTAAATTACATTCATATATAACTTTACTAGATCCAGCAGGAGGCGTATAAGTTACTCCTGTTCCTGGATAATACTCTATTGTTGTAGATATTGACTCTTTAATAAAACTAGTATCTACATTGTGAATAAAATTTTGTATTTTTTTAGAATCTATTAAATAACTCATATGAATCCTTAATAACAAATATAATTATATAGAATATACCAACAAGTTTGTATTGCAAAATCTATTTGTTATAGATCCAGACCCATCCCAGTCTGTTACTTGATGATATGTAGCATCATAATTAGAGTAGTGAGGTGACGATCTTAATCTTAAGTCTCTAGAACCAGACCAAGTAGGTATTATATATCTCATGCATAAAAAGTCTCTAAAATATTGACCGTTACCAAAAACTCCAAAGTTTTTACCAAATTTAACATCTGGCTGTTCCCAACCGCTATTGTTCCACTCTAATATAATATGTTGAAATCCATGTTTGTTTTTAATTTCAGCATAAAAACCAATTTCATAAACAACTTTGCTAGCTGTGCTATCTGGCGTATAAGATATTGTTGATCCGTTTACAGTAATATATGTATTTGCTGTAGTTGAAGTTGTTTGTGCTGATGTATTTACTGTATAAATTGCTTGCGGGTTTTTTCCATAAGATAAATTCAAATAAGTCATATTAAACCTCGAACACTACTAGTGATGTATTATAAAACTTGTCTGTTACAGTTGATCCATCAAAAAATCTATTTTCATGTGTCCATGCTGTTTTATTAGTATCGTAAGCTTTACAAACTAATCTTAAGTTATGAGGTGTTGAAAATGAATCGACTACAAATAATACTGTGCTTACTTTGTAAAAATGATCTGAGCCAGAAACTGTATCGTTAGCAATATTATAATTAGCGCCTTCTATGTCAACAATATTTGATGAAAACTCATCGTTACTTTTTTGAAGCTTTACATGTAAAAAAAATTTTGTGTCACTTGAATTTTGTGTAATATAAAAAGAAAACTTATAAACTAATTTATTTGTAGATAATTTTGGATCAACATAACAATTAGAACCTGTAATCTCTACATAAGAATCACTTATTATTTGATTTGCAGGTTGCAAAACAGTCTTGTTCAAATAGAATTTTTCTTTTATATATGACATTATTTTATCCTACAGAGTATATTAAAACATGCGGGCAAGCTGAAGCTCCTTCTGTGTAAGAACCTAAAAATTGTCTACCAATTGTATACTCACTATAGTCAGCATAAGCTCTTCCAGCAAGCCTGATTTTTCTTTCGCCAATCCACGTATTTAATGTATATATATACGTCATTTGAAGCCAGTCCATATCAGTTTCTAAAGAGTATGTACCCTCTATAGACAAAGTATCGTCTATAGTTGTCCACGCTGAGCCACCATCTGTAGAGTATTGGACTCGAGTGCAAGGATATGAACCTAATCCATCAGGATTCCAAGCTAACGTGTAGTTAACTTCATATATAACATTTGTAGAATTTGCTGCGGGTGTATAAACAACTTCAGTTCCGTTGTAACCAACAACAGTCGTAGATATTACTTGCTTAGTAAAACCAGCTGTATCTACTGTAGATACATAATTACTAGCAAAGCTTCTTTTAATATAAGTCATTTAAAATTACCTCGCGATATAAAGTAAATATTCTTTACACGGCTTTTTTTAGGTAAATAAGATGTCTTGTCCCGTCATAGTTTTTGTTTTCAATATTATCAATTAACCAATAATGACCGCTTTGCTTTATCTCTCTATAAAAGTCGTCCATTAGCACAACATCAATATTAACACCTTGTTCTTTTAAAAGATCAGCAGCAAGCAAATTAGAGTTAAATTTTCTATCTCTTCTAACAGCTTTTGTTTCAACGTATCTGTCTTCTTCAGGATGATAAAAGTCAGGCGTATAAACTTTTTCTTTGCTACCATATAATACTTTAAAAGTTTTATACTCGTATATATATTTTCTACCAATTGCATTACAATATCTTGCATAGTCAGCTTCTAAAGAAGACTTAAAAAAGTATTTAGGATTCAGGTCTTTTCTAAATCCTTTTCTACCATTAGAAGGTATATCTGATAGCCCACTACTTTGTGCAACAAAAGAGCATGTTCTACTACAAAACTTAGTTTCTTGTCCTACAGGCTTCTGATATTCTTTGCCGCATGTTTGACATTTTAAGTCTACTCTTGCTTTCTTTACGTCTTTTTCATAGCATGCTCTTGAGCAATATGTTTTTGCTCTTCCTGCTTTAAACTTTTTTTTACAAACTTTACAGCTATATTCTTCTTTAAAACTTCTTGCATCGTCCATACATGTTTTAGAACAGTATTTAGAATTTTTTGCCTTTGAAGGAGGCATCTTGTATTCTTCACCACATTGAACACATTTTAATAATACTTTGTTACTTTTTCTTCCCATAAAAGATTACTCCTATATAGGGTAAGTATAACGAATATTATATTATTTTGGAAAATGTTTTGTTAAATCTACGTTTGAATTTTTTGCTTCTTGTAAATATTTAAGTGGATTATATTCACCGCTGTCATTCATTATTGAATCAATTGACATTTTAATTCCTAAGTCTAAGTCTATTTTAGGACTCCAGTCTGTATCTCTTTTAATTTTAAAATTGTCAAGAGTATGATTACCTAAATAGTCAGTTTCAGGATGCCACTTTAATGTTGAATTTAAATCAGAATTTAAAGCACGTTCAATCTTTTTTATAATATCCATAGTTTTGTATGGATTTAAAGCAGAAACATTATAGTCTTCATTTCTAATATCACTATTTATTAATGATAAAATTGCCGTACAGAAGTCTTGTACATGCATATAGTCTTTAATCTTTTCAGGATTTAAAAACATATCAATATTTTCTATATTGTTCTTTTTAGAATAGATTGACTTTGCAATAAGTGAATTCATATCACCTTCACCACCGTAAGCAAACAAAGGTCTAATAACAAGCCAATCTTTTGATGTGTTTCTAACAATCATTTCAGCAGCATATTTTTGTACTGCATAGTCTGTTTTAGGTCTTACAGTACTGTTTTCATATATAAATCTATCCTGATATAATACTGTATCATATATAACAGTTGTACCAATAAATACATTTAATATTCCAGCTTTATTAGCAGCATCTGTAATAATTCTTGATCCTAAAATATTTGTTGATATTGCTTCTATAGGATTTAAAGCAACAACATCTGTTCCTACAACAGCAGCATTATGAACAATTACATCTAGCTTTAAATCTTCAAACAATAAAGTCCAGTCTATAGTTGAATTCCTATAAACGCAAACTTCACCAGACTTTGTAAACTTCATGTTTTTTAATGCAAAATCTGATTTATCAAGCGATACAAATTCATGCTCTGAACTTTCTATTAAGTTAGATAAGTTTTTTGCAATGAAACCTTTTTCACCTGTAATTGCTATTCTCATTATTATACCTATTTGTTTTTAAAGATTGTTTTTATTTATTTTTATTTCAAATATACCTTTGTCGTTTTCATCGTTAAGGTATATTTTCTTACCGTTAGTAAACTCTATTGATATTTTACTTTTATTATTTAAATCATCAGACCAAATGCAGTCTCTTTTAAAATTGCTATAAACATTAAGATGGTCTACTTCAAAACAATATAAGCCATCTTTAGAATAAATATTTTTTAATGTTCTTCCATTAAGAGCAAATAAATTTACTAAAATATTTTGAACATAATTTATATCAATAATGTTTGCTTTTTTTATTTCTTGATTAATAAACTGTTTAATTTCAAACACTTTTTTATTCCTTCTCAAGAATAACTTTTAATTTATCAACTATTTCTTTAAGTTTATTTTTTTCCAGACTAAAAGTTAAAGTACTATTTTGTTTTTGATCTGAATATGAAGGATAAGTTTTGTACTCTATTTCATTTAAGTTAAATAAATCAAAGTAAACGATATCTTCATTAAATAACTTTTTATAAACTTTTACATTGTCTTTGTAGTAAATTATATCTTTACTCATTTTTTAGTTACTCAATATTTTTATCATAAGGTTCATATGGTAATTCTTTTAATTCAATTGTTTTATCAAGATATTCTTCAAGTTGATCAAATGATGTGCAAACTTTAACTCCACTTCTTGCTAACATTAAATTAAACTTTGCGCCTTCAGGTAAACCAGCACAAAAATATACAATAGGCTTTGCATAAGCATGTGCATAACCTGCTTCCCAAATTGTGCCAATATCTTTATCTCTAGTGTTAACTAATAAAAAGTCTGCCTGTTGTATATGTCTAAGATTACCATAAAATGTTTCATCTTGTACTTCTTTTGGAGCGTTTGGAGGACATACGAAAATCCTTCTAGGTGAAGATAGCTTAAAAAAGCCACTTCTTTTATCAAAAATATCTTCTAATTTTGTTAATTCTTCTGCTTGAACTGGATTAAACCAGCCACTTGCTAAATAAATTTTCATGTATTTTCCTTAAAATTGCTCTTTAATATTGCTGATGTATGATATATCTTCATTCCACATTTTTGTAAATATTTTTTCTTGACCTGAGTTATTTCCATTTATTTCTTCTCTTCTACAAGAATAAATGGAATCATTTTCATTAAATTCAAACAAGTCATTTTTAGGTTCAGGATGATAAAGATTTGTACCTCTTGATGTAAACGTTCCATCTGGTTGCTCTACTCTAAACGTCCTAACATAATGCATATCAGGCTTGTTAAAGTCTAAACAGGTTGCAACCTCAGGAATTCTATCACATATAATCCTTGCAAATCTAGTTGCAATAATATTATCAACTTCAGGTTGAATTTGAACATCTTGACGTTGCTTAATAAATCCAATTAAATCTTTTAAATTAAATCTTGCAATATAAAATGTTTCTAAACACTTTGGAAGAATAACTCTTGCATCCATCATTGAAACTTTTTTGCTATCGACCATTTCTGCATATAACTGTTTAGCATCATTAGCAATTTTTTGAAATCTATTATAAAAACTTGAATTTTCAACAGACTCAGGGACTAGAGCATTATCAAACCTTAAGTCTCTGTCTCCTGTACATTGTGCTGCAAAAGAACCAGCACGATGCCTAATTAAATGGGTAACAGTTTGTGTATCAATACCACTTATTTTAAAAGTAAATCCTAAACACTCCATAGGCGTTGGAAGAGCTCTAAAATTTAAAACGTCTTGCAAGTTTTGCGACAAATCTTTTTGAGAAACATTATTAAAACTTGTTAACTCAGGCGTGTCAGCCCACGTTGCTTTTGTCATATTCCAAGCAATGTTTTGAGCTTGCTCTCTTGTAGGACCATCAATTAACTCGATCTTTAAAGACTCTAAATTATTTATAAATTGTGTTCTAATAGCTTGATTAAACTTAAGAACCATTGGAAGGTTAACTGGTACTAAATCATTATTAATTGGCAATTTAATCTCCTTTTATTAATATCTTTATTATAATTTAATTTTTTAATTTTTACACAATATTATTTTATTAATTTTTTAACTTTTTCTATAAATTTATTGTCTTTAACTACTATTATGTTTTCATGTCTTGCATTTTTATTATATGGGAAATCAGGCATTAAAACCTTAACATCATGTGTAGCATATTCCATTGCATGTTTTGGACTATCATCAATTGCAAACTTAACATCTCCTGAAGTATAATAGTCTTGTTTTGATACCCAGATATACTTTTCATATGCAAAAGATAAGTTATCATAGCATACGTTATTATTGTTTAACCACATATAAGTTTGATACTTACATTTAAGATTATTGTCAGGTCTACTTGTAAGAAGCTGAATATAAAAACCTTTTTCTTTTAACTCATTAATTAAATTTACTGTATTTTCAATCAAAGGTATATTAAGCAACTCATTGTTTTGCATAAATACTTCAAAAACACCTTCAGGACTCATACCATAATCTTTTACTTCTTTAGATGAATAGTAAGAAGTGCTATCTTTGTTTATTCTGATATTGTATGTTTTATAAAGCCAATCATTAAAATATGATCTAAAGCTGCATATTACATCATCAATATCAATTACAGCAACTGGAGTCCCTGGTATATGTTCTTTTAGTAGTTTTCTTTTTTTCAAGTATAAGTCTTTTTCATTATATGCTGATATAAATTCTTCTGGTTTTATATTGTAAAGTCCTAATATAGCAAGTATATATCTAAAAGAATCAACTGAGTTATACACTATTTCATTTTTATTTGCTTCATAAACAGACTTGTCAAATACCTTAAAGTTTGTTGCTGTAACGATTTGAGAAACTTCATGGTGCAATGCAAGGCAAAGTGTTTTTAGTAATTCTTCTTTTTGTTTGTCTGATAGTTTTTCTACATTATAGTAATCTTTTGTAAACTCTTTATGTTTTAAAAGTATATCTTTAAAGTTCATTTATTACCTTTTATTTGCTGATATATTGATATAATTTCAGATTTTATTTTTTTGTCTTTTAATTTATTATTTAAGTATTTAATAAAATTTACACCTAATATTTCTGACTCTAATAAGAAATACTCAAACTCTGCAAACATTAAAATATTATTTTTTCCTTCTAGTTTAATTCCCATTCTATTTCTTAGTATAGCATATTGAATTTCCCTTGCTAACGAAGGAAGTAAAGAATACTTTATTTTTTGATAGTCTTTTATAGAGCATTCAATTTTTAATATTGAATCAACTATTCCAGAATCAAATCTATCTTTCATATCATAATAAAATCTAGTCTGATTAAAGTTTTCTTTAAACTCAATTTTATTTTTAATAGACATGTCAATTGTTAGAGATGTTAAAGGTGAATAGAAAAAGTAATGATTAAAATTTATTTTGTTTTCAAACAACTTAAACTTTTCAAGTTCGTTTTCATCTATTATAGTTATAGTATAGCCATAAGAGTCAACGCTTACATTTATTACTAACTCTTTTAGCATACCTAAATAATAAATTAAAGGTTCTTCTATTATGTTATTCCAAATTTGATTTGCTAAACTTGATGCTCTAAAACTTTTTTTATAGTAGATAGCATCAAGTAAAATCATAGCTAATAACCGTTAAGTAACCTATCTCTTATTATCTTATCTTTTTTCTTAAATGCAGAATAGAATTCATCAACATCTACTCCTATAAGTATTATCAGAGAAAAGAAGTAATTAAAAGAGTCTACAATTTCTTCTAGAAACTCCTCTCTATCAACTTGAGGAACTTCAGTTTCTCTATGTGGTTTCCAGTTTTTTAAATGACCTAATGCTTCAAACATTTCTTCAACACCTTTAAGTGCTGTTTCTCTGCATACTTTTTGAGAGTTTTTAGAAGATAGATCTACAGGCCATGAAGGATATGTATCCTCAAATTTTGCCTTTATCATTTTCATAAATGATTCTCTATTTTTAAATATCTCTTCAAGCTTATCAGGATTGTTCACTTGATTCACTTTCTTCTTGAGTTGACTGCTCAGCATTTTTAACCATTGTTTCTAAGCTGTTATCAAAAATACTTCTATATTCATCCTCTAAAACAAGAACAGCATTGTCTTGAGTATGTGTTTTAAGTCTAATCATTCTCATGTGATCAACAATATCAGTTCCTGTTAATAAAGCAACTTGTAAAAGTTTTGCTACATGTGATACTACTGAATCGTCAAGTTTTTGAATATTGTCTTCTGCCATTTTTACTCCTTATAAAATTAATGGTGATTTTTCTAAAGTTGCATTTATTATATCATTATCATGTTCCATAACTTTTACCATATCAACACCTTCAACTTTCTTTAAAGATTTTGATACTTTTACTAACCTTGTTTGATCATTTTTAGACTTGATAAACTTTGGTAAATATGAAACATTTATCTCTATTATTCTATGACCTGCATTTGTAATTACATCGCTAATTGGTCTTGTCTGTCTAACTGTTACTATACCTTGAAGAGCCCGCATGTCAGTCATAATATCTAATACAGTTGGATCTTCTCTGTCTTCGATCATAATTCTACATCTTGCAAGTATATTTTCTAAGTCTTTGTGTGCTTCTAATAATAATTTTTTTTCGCTCATTGCTAAAATCCTTTTCAACAATGTTAAATATTATTAATTTATTATAAAATATTTATATTTTTTTTACACACTTTTTTTATAACAGTCTAAAGTTATCGGCCAAAGATCTTTTATTATATCTAACATTCCGTTTGCTAACTGCTGTATTTCCCACTGTGCTCCTTCATGTGTTCTAAGACCAATAAATTTAAGTATATTATTTAAATTTGCAGTAGCATAATATTCAGTATACATTGCTTGTGGTAATATTGCTCTTGCCTGTTCCCTACATATTCCATTTTCTAGCATGCTTTCAAACAAAGAAATAGACTCTTTGCAATGCTCCTTATATAAAGTTGAAGCTTTAGCTGCACCTCCCCATGTTCCAATATCAAGCTCTGGGTTAATTTTTTCTTCTATATTAGAAGACTGTCTATTTGACTTATGTTGTGTTCTAAATTCTTCAGGAACATAAAATTCTATATTTGAATTAGTATACCTTCTAGAAATCTCGTTATATGACCAAGTTCTATGTCTATGATGTTGACTTCTAACAAATAACGGAACTTTAATTCTAAAAGTTGCTATATTATGCTCTAATGTAGATGTATGCTTATGCCTAATTAAATAATTAATAAGTTTTTCATCTTTTTCATCTAAAGTTTCTTTATGTACTCCAAAAGAAACTCTTGCAGAATTTACAATAGTTATATCTTTCCCCATCGAGTCTACTAACTCTATTGACCCAATACCATCTTGATATAAATATTTTTTCATTTGTTCTCCTATTTTATTTGATAATAACAAATAATTTTAAATTTTACACTTAAATTATAATCCGTAGTATAATTTTTCTGCCCAAGGAATAACATCCCACTTTTTAGCTGAAATGTTATGATGACCTACAATACTAAATTCTTTTGCTTCTTTAACAGGATAGACTTTATTGTCTTCACATATAGGCTTTTCTTCTAACTCAACAGCATATCTTAATGCTGATAAAAAGTCCCTGCTAATAGATGCAAATTCATCACCTAACATTGCAATTTCACCGCTAGGAACTCTTTTATCACCACCTGTATATTCTTCTAATGTTGCATCAGGATACCACTTACTTGTTTTATCCCAGTACTTTGCTAAAGGATGCATACAAATATCAACGCCTATAGAATACTTATTAAACTTTCCTGCATGATAAGCAACTAATCCTGTATCTAAACATTGTAATATTTCATATTTATTTTTTTTATGATTTTTTCCAATAAGGAAATGTGAAGATACATGCCTTCCTCTTGCTAGATTAAAAACATTGTAACAGTGTCTAGAGTTTAAACCACCCCAATGAACACAAATAGATTCAGGATCTGTTTTTCTTAAATACCAGTTTTTTGTTCCATCATCTAATTCATATAGCGGCGCTGACATATCTATTTCAATAGGGAAATCAATAGGTACAACTTTTCCCATATGAAATATAACATTTCCATAATGTTCAATTACAGCTTTATGAGTTCCTGGACCGTATATTCCATCAGCATAAGCCCCTACTTCTTCTTGAAGCTTTTTTACGTATGCTTTGTTTTTATTTATGTGTTTAAACTGCTCCATAATCAACCTTAACTTTCTTTGTAGTTTTAAGGTTAATTATTCCACTACGATGTCAACATTTACATTTATTTTCATCTCTGGTATTCTTATATGATCTATTAAACCATGTTGTTTTGCCTCTTCAGCTTCTAAAAACCAATCTGAATGACCTTTATCATGAATTAAATTTAGAAAATAATCGTCTGCTTTTCCACAATTTCTTGCCATCATTGTATAAACTTTTTTATTCAATCTTTCAGCTTCTCTAACATCTGACTTAAGTTCTTCTATTTTTCCAAAAGCAAAAGAAGATACATCATGAATCATCATTGTTGCATCTTTATCCATAAACCTAAGACCTTCAGATCCAAATGATGCAAGAATAGCTCCACAGCTCATGGCTTTACCATGAACAATAGTAGCAACAGGTACCCTAGAAGCTTTTATAGAAGATATCATAGCCATAAGTGAGTAAGCTTGTCCTCCAAAAGAGTCTATTTCAATTGGAATAACTTGCTGGCCACTATTTTGTGCATGGCACATTCTTTCATTAAATTTAATAACAGACTCTTCAGTAAATTCATTAACAGTAATAATAACAGGCTGTTGCCTTAATTCAATTTCTTTAATAAGCGGTGATATTTCTGTAAAATAATGCATTATTAACTATAGACCTCTTAACTCTTCAATGTTTTTATAACCATTAAGTCTATTAACTTCTTTATTACTTGATAAATTTATTTTAACAAAAGTAGGTACAGACTTTACTTCGTGAATAACAAATTTTTCCCAATTACTGCTATCAAGTATTTCAATGTTTAATTCGTTAATAATTTCATCTGTTAACTGTGACTTTGCCAAGTTACAAGGTGCACAAGATTTAGAACTAAAAAATAGTATTTTTGTTTCTTTCATAATTACCTCATTTAAATTTTGATTAATTAAATATTATCCCAACCCCAGTCATCACCGCTCATACCATCTGCATTATAGTCTGTAACAGTGCCTTCAAAGAAGTTTTTAAACGAATCACCATTTATAATCCAGTCTAACCAGTCTAGGGGGTTGTCTTTTACTTTAAAATTAGGTTTAAGTCCAAGTTGTATAAGTCGTCTATCAGCAAGGTATCTAATGTATTCTTTTACTTCAGACTTTTCAAGACCTTCTATTGATCCCATTTCATAAGCTAAATCAATAACTTTATCTTCTAAATTAACAGCATCTCTATACATTTGATATACTTCTTTTTTAAATTTGTCATTTACAATTCTAGGATGCTCACTTAAGTATTCTCTAAATAATCTTGTCATTCCTTGAACATGCATTGTTTCATCTCTAATGCTCCATTCAACAATTTCACACATACCTTTCATTTTACCAAATCTTTGATAATTTAAAAGCATAATAAACGCTGAAAATAACGACATTCCTTCATTACATGCAGATTGTGCTATTGCAAGACCAAGACCTTTTTTAGTACCAACATCATTGTTTTGCATAAACTCTATTTTATCACTCATCTCTTGGTATTCTAGAAAAGCACCATATTCTTCTTCAGGCAAACCTAGAGTATCGTTTAAAAGAGCATAGCTACGTTGATGCGTACCTTCACGATTTGCAAAGCTTAATAGCATACTCCTAATTTCATTGTTTTTAAATTTAGGAATAAACAGATCACAATAGTTTCCGCCGACTTGAACATCACTTTGTGTAAACAACCTTAGTATTTGAGTGATATGATTTTTTTCTTCTTTAGATATTTTACCGCCTTTCCACTGGTTAACATCTTCTTGAAGCTTAGCTTCCCAGCTTCCCCAGTGAATCTTCTCATGTGATTCAGCAATTTCCATTGCCCACTGATATTTGAAAGGTTTATATGTTTTATTATACTTTAGTAATGACATTATATTATCCTTGACAACTTAGACATTCATCGTCTTCAAAGTCTTTTAATTTGTTTTGTTCTACTTTTTGGCTAACCTTTTCAGCTGATGCTCCTGCATTAGTTCTTAAGTAGTATAATCCTTTTACTTTTCTTTTCCAAGCTCTTACATGAACATTGTTAACAACTTTTTTTGAAGTTCCTGCAGGAAAAAACAAGTTCAAGCTTTGACCTTGGCAAATAAATTCTTGTCTGTCAGCAGCATGATCTACAACCCATCTTTGATCTAGTTCAAAAGCAGTTTTAAATACTTCTTTTGTCCATTCTGATAAGTAATCTAAATGTTGCACAGATCCTTCGTTTAAAATAATTGACTTCCATTGCTTTTTTAGCCAATCGTATTTATTTTCTATCTTATTTTCTTCAGCGTAACTTATTAATACTTTTTCTAGCTCTGGATTCTTAACCAAATAAGATCCTACTCTAGTCCTGTGAGTATATGCATTACTTTTCCAAGGTTCAATAGAAGGACTTGTGCAAGCTATAATAGAAGAATTAGCATTAGGAGCAATTGCAATTAAATGTGAATTTCTTATACCTAGACCTTTAGCATCTGGACATTCACCTTTTTCTTTACCAAGTTTAGCAGTTTGATTTTTTGCTCTGATTTGTATTTCTTCAAATATCTGAGTATTCATACCTTTTGCAATTACAGATTCAAACGGAATACCTTTTGATTGCAACAAAGCATGGAATCCCATTGTTCCAAGTCCTAAGCTTCTTTCAGAGTATGCTGAATATTTTGCTTTGTGAAGTGAGTTTGGTGCATTAAGTATAAAGAAAGATATAACATTGTCAAGATAAGTAATTAAATCTTCTACTATTTTTGTATCTTTCCACTCTTCGTACTTTGCTAAATTAAGAGAACTTAAGCAACATACAGCACTTCTATCTGTAGACGTAGGCAAATAAATTTCAGAGCACAAGTTACTCCCATGGATTTCAAGTCCTAAGTCTTTTTGATATTGTGGCAACTTTCTATTTGCTTCGTCTATAAAACAAAGATATGGCTCTCCTGTTCTAAATCTAATTTTTAAGATTGTTTTCCATAAAGATCTTGCTTTCATTGTATCTCTAATTGTTTTATCATTAGGATCAACTAAATTCCAGTCTTCATCATTTATTACAGCTTCCATAAACTTATCTGTAATGTTTATTGCATTATTAAGGTTGAAACATTTTCTATTAACATCACCACCTGTTGGTACTCTTATGTTTAAAAACTCTAAAATATCAGGATGACTAACATCTATATAAGCTGCGTAAGATCCTTTTCTAGTTTTACCTTGTCTATAAGCTGTCATATCAGAGTCGACAGTCTTTATAAAGGGAATTGGGCCTGGAGATATATCACTATTAGATCTAATACTGCTCCAATGACCACCAACACCTCCTCCTTTTACTGACATCCATCGTAATTCATCAGTATGTTCAATTAGGCCTTCTAAAGTATCGTCAACATAAGTTAAAAAACAGCTTATAGGCATTCCTTTAGCAGCTTCTCCTGGTTTTGGTGCATTTGACAATATCGGTGAGCTAAACATAAACCACTGTTTAGATGCGTAATTGTATATTCTTTGTGCTAATTCAATATCACTTTCGCTAAAAGCTAGAGCAGCTCTTGCAAAACTTTCCTGAGGTGAGGTTTCATCTTTGATCATATAGTAGTTTTTTAATAGATTTTTTGAAAAGTCATTTAGCTTTTCATCTAAACTCGTATCAATTTCAATTCCACAATACTCTTTAATCATATATCCCTCTTTTAATCTGAACTTCCGATTTTTCCTTCTTTTCTCAAGGATTTATCGGTTAATCTTACATATTCTTTTTCACCAATAACAGTAAAATGATTATCACACTTTACAACAACAATTTGTACTGGCAGCTTGTCGCCCTCTTTAATAATTTTATCTTCATTTGAGAGATTTACTAAGTTGACAAAAACTTCACCAGTATAACCAGAATCTATTACTCCTGCTCTTACTTTCAATGTATCTTTAACAATAGATCCTCTTTCTCTTATAAGCGCAACGTAACCTTTAGGAACTAATAAATGAACTCCTGTATTTATTAAGCACTTTTGATTTTCAACTATTGGTTTAACTATTACATCACTGCCAGAATTATATAAATCAATACCAGCACTCTCTCCATTATATGCAGGAGTATATTCTTTTACATTATTGTTTTCTAAAACTTTTATTAAAGATTCATTGCAGAAAATTTTAATCATTTTTTATTAACCTCATTCCATTTTTCTTTTAGTTTTTGTTTTATGCTATGTTGATCTTGAGCTACTGCCTCATTTAAAGTTAGTGCATTATCATCAAGTATTGTAAATTTAGACATAGCAGTATCAATATTAATTGGAAATAGTAGACCATCTTTGCCTGCTCGGTTCTTTGCAACAAATATTCTTCCTGAGCCATGTGCTTTTTCCATAGGCTTTCTACTAATTGATAGAACAACATCAGCTACTTGTGCTTTACCATAAGCTTCGCCTAAATTATCAAGACCTACAACTTCAGACTTAGAAGAATCTCTGTTAGCTTGTGAAGCTGTCCAAATAGGTATATTAAGATCAACTGCAAGATTTCTTAATTCTGTATAGATTAGTTTTAGCTCATGCCTTAAAGAGTCATATGCCTTAGATGACTTCATTACATCAGCGTAATCAACTGTTACAAGACTTGGTTTTATGCCTTTTAATGTAAGCTTTTCTATATGGTTTCTTAACGTCATTACAGAAGCTGAACCTGTTGGGTATTCTTTAATGATAAGTTTACCTAACTCCATATTTTTGTATTTATCTATTACTTCTTTTTTTCTTTCTATTACTTCATTAGAAGGTATACTACACAGATGTGAGTCGTATCTTTTTCCTGTTTCGTGTTCAGAAAGCTCAAAAGTATAGTGAATAACATTTTTACCTGCTAACATTGCAGCACATCCCATAGCAACTAAGAAATGAGATTTACCTACACCTGTATTTGCTGCAATAACGCCTAACTCACCTCTACCTAAACCTCCTCTTAGAATTTCTTGTGAATCAATTTTTTCTAATCCTGTTGGACAGACCTGTCTATTAATCTGTACGAACCTAGCTTCAATATCATCAAAGAAGTTATGACCAGTTGAATTAGGCATACCAACTGATATTGCATTCTTCATAATGTTAAGAACAGATTCATACTTTTCAGTTTGTATTAGCTCTACACTTTGTTCTAAAGCTTCTTTAAATGCTTGTCTTTTACAAAACTCTAATGACTTATCTTTTACATACTTTAAGTCACCCATGTCTGGGTTTGTTTTCATTCTATGAAGATACTCAATTATTTGATCTCTTAAAACAATGTCCTTAGACTTTGTAAGATCTTCTTTGATAATAGTTATAAGTATTGTAAGTGTTGGAAATGTTTTGTATTTGTTGTAGTAAGAAAAGTATTTTTGACAAAGATATGAAAGATATTTTAAATCAAAGTAATCTGGATCTACTACTTCGATCATTTGTGCTGCCCAAGTTTGGTCAGACAGCATACTTTGAAAAACTTTTTCTTGAAAAGGCTTACCGAATTTTGAGAAGTTTCTTTCTAAACTCATTTATTATTAAGTCCTTATATTTACTTTTAAGGTTAAAAAGAAAGAGTGAATATCAAACATATTAAGACCTTGTTGATTTAAGATTTTTATAAGGTCCATTTTATTTAATTTTTCTTCTTTATTATCATATTGATAGTTTATTGATTGTATTTGTGTTGCGCTTAACATTGCAGAGTCTAGATACATTAATTTCCAATTTTTTATTAAGTCCTGTTCAGACTCTACAATTTCTTTAAACAGCTTTAATTTGCTGCCGTTTTTAATTTGTTCCTTAGACTTAATGACAATATCATTAATTGACAAATTATTACACACACCTAATTCTGGAAATCTTTTAACCATCACTTTGAATCCTGCACCTTTAACACCTTTGAGACCATCACTTTGGTCTCCTGCAAAGCATCTTGCAAGACAAAAATTTTCTGATGTGATTTTCCATTTATCTAATACATATTGTGAATCGATTAAAATTCTTTTATTTGGAGACCAAATTTTTGTCTTCTCATCCATTAACTGATAATAGTCTTTGTCTGATGTCACAATTATTTTTTTAAAGTCTGTCTTTTTTGTTTTACATAGGTATGCAATAATATCGTCAGCTTCACAGTCATTAACATAGATTTGTGTAACAGGAGTTTTATAGAGTATTTTTATTAGCGTTTTAAGCTGAAAGTCTCTATTCTCAACTGTATCTGGTATATCACCAATTAGTTCGTTTCTATTAAGTGATACTGGTCTTCTACCGTTTTTATAGTTAGGATCTATAGATTTTCTTCTTAAAGATCCGCCGCCTTCCCAAACTACTACTATTTTACATGGAGTAAATCTTTCAGATAGCTGCTGAATGTTTTTTAACATTCCTACAATGCCACCACATAGTTGTCCATTAATAGACTTAGCAGGATTTGCAGCAAAATGTCTCATAAAAACATTCAAGCCATCAATATAAATCTCTGGCTTGTTCATTTTAAATGTTTCTTTCTATTAAATTATTTCTTTATATGCTTCAGCATCAGATCCCATAATTTCATCATGAACTGCTTTTACTTCTTCATAACTTTCATGATCAATATCTGGATCGTCTTCATTGTTTCTTCTAATCATTGCTTTTTCTAGTAGCAAGTCAACATATCTACCATATTCAGGATTATTAATAATTTCACCAAATCCTGCCTTATAGAATTTTTTATCTACAATTAGCTCACCGTTATTATCATAAACATGTAGATGTTTCCATGCACCTCCTCCTCCAACTTCTATTTGATATCCATTTATTGTTTCTCCACCATGCTTTCTTAGCAAATCAAATACTTGCTCATGTTCAACAATACCTTTACCAAAGTGAATCTCAAAGTTACAAGTCCTAAAAGGCGCTGATACTTTGTTTTTAATTGTCTTTGCTGAAACGTTGATTCCAATTGGCTCTTTGTTTTTATTAAGAATTTGTTGACCAG